TTTAAATACTTTATGTAATTGATCTATCTTTTTATGATTACCATTTTCAAAAGCATCTTCCATATTGTCATGGATACTTGGTGCCATATCATGCTTAGATTTTTTAACCTCTTTCATTTTAATGATGGAGTCAATATGTCTTTTTTCAGTATTTCTTGTTGCTTCATCTATTGATTCTAACATTTCTTTAAATGACTTCATAGATCCCTCTTTTATTTTATTTGTAGGATGGCCATTAATTGGTTTATTTTTTTCTTTATGGGCTTTGTTCTCAGGTGTTCCCTTGATATATTTTCTATCAAGAGTTGGGGCAATTGGTGTAACTTCTTCATTCTTTTGCTTAGCATAGTAAGCAGCAAGAGCCATCTGTTTACGTTTATCTTGAGACTTACCATCAAACTTAGGATTATCGGAATGAACAAAGTCATGGATCCAATCACCAGCTGTTGCGTCTTTAGATAGAACTTCATTAATTTGTTCGTCTATTGTCATATTTTCTTCCTTAACTTCCTGTGATGGTTTACCTTCCATCTTACTGTTTTTAAAATCAATACGTTTAGTACGAACCTTACGATCATGCCACTCCCAGTCTCCAGTTTTTGGATTCTGAGTTTGTACCTTCTTAATCTTATATTGAGAAGCGTAAAGATCTTCTAAAAGTTCGTTGATATTCTTCATATTAGCCTATGTTTTTAGCACTGGCTTTTAACATCCAGCCATGTTTCGCATGAGTATCTAGGCGATCTGCAATAAAATTACAGAGTCCCTGTTTATTAGCAACAGTTGCTAAAGTGAACACTTTATTTAGGCTTTCAATCACTTTGTCGTTATCAATAATAAGTGTTGCAAGTTGATCCTTAATTAGATCAACACGAGATGTATTCTCATCAACAGTTTTATAGTTGTATAACTCACCCATACTGATCGGAGTAAACTCACCTAACTTGCGGATGTTTTCTGCAACTGGGTCAATCGCATTGTAGATATCCTGATATAGATCTGAATAGAAGTCATGGTATTGGCTGAATTCAATACCTTCCACGTTCCAGTGGTAAGTGTGTATTTTGAAATACATAAAGGTTTGATTGGCCATCAAGATTTTAAGGGCTGCTACTAATTCGTTCATATTTGTCCTGTTGAGCTATTTTGCGTAAATCTATGATGTTGAAGTCTGGCTTTTTCTATCTGACGAACACGTGATGTTAATTTCATTGCAATTCTATTTAGAATTGGTTTACGTTTTTGAACAATCGTTTCGATTCTTTCTTTCTCGGCAACACTGAGGGTAGCCATTGAACGACCACGCAGTAGTCTTGACTTCATTAAATTGATTGCCAAACGACGAGCACGTTTATTGATAGTTTCGCTGGAAGAAGTTCTTCTCAACGCCAACTTAACTTTGTTCTCTCGTTTAGATTTAGTCTTGGCGAAACGAACTCTTGCACGAATTCTTTCCATACGAGAAAGAACTTCTAGGATAGCTTCTTCTTTAACATCTTTTTTATCTTCTAACTCTTCACCAGTCTCATCATCAATAACTGCAAGTTCATGATCATCATATGCATCCATGAAGTCATCTTCTGGCATATCCGCAATCATCTTATCGATTTCTTCTTCGCTATATTCTTCTTCTTCATTGAAGAATGCGTCAAAGCCATGGGCATTGTTAACACCTACCTGTTGACCATCATCTTTGATTTTTACTTCAACGGCAGATGGCTTAAACTCAGAAGATTCTTTTTCTTTTTTCTTTTTGGCTTCTTCTAGTTCAACTTCTTCTTTGGTAAGTCTAGCAAATGCACGATCAATACCTTCTTTACGTTTCTTACCCATATCTTTTTCGATACGGTCATACATGTTTAGTTTTACGCCAACCTTATCAATATGTTTCTTTGTTGCAGCACCATAATAGTCACCTGCAAGTTTCTGAGATATCTCTTCAATTGGCTCAACTTCTTCTTTTTTCAAGTCATTGTCAAACTGCTTGATAGTTGCTTTGTTGATACCTTTAAAACGCTTATTACCTTTTTCGTAATCTCCAGCTTTGTCAGCAGCAGATGCTTGTTCACCAGCAGCTTTCTTGTAACGTGCAAGTAAGTCAGTTGATAGTTCTGCAATAATTTCTTGTTCTTCATCAGAGAACTCTTCACCTAAATGATACTTAACTTTACGACGACGATGTTGATCATCTCTGCTACCAAGCGTATGTCCAACTTCACGTCTAGGATCTTTCTCTCCAGCTTCTTCTTGACCTTCTACGTCTACCTCAGAATGAGCCTGTTCTTTAATCTTGCCCTTGGCCATGGCATTTAATTTCTTAAAATCTTTGTAACGCATAACATCCTTGGCAATGTTGTATGTTGAATTTGTATCTACTGTTGGTGGATCTAGATCATTCGTACCTGACTGTTGAAGCACACCTTCTTTAACTAAAGTAACATCTTGAATCCACTTGGAAACTAATGCACCAGATTGTTCTTTTAATAGTAGGTGGTTTGATCCACGCTTAACGATCTCATATTGAATAGCATTTGACTCAACGATATCACCAAGATTAAAAATCTTACCACTAAAGTATTGCTCTCTTAGATCGTCTTTGACTAATTTAATTTCTTCTTTAACCATGTCCAGACCAAGACCCTGACGCATGTCATTCATGAGTCTACGGCTATCAATCTCTCTTAATGCAGAAGGCATGCCAGTTTTAAACTTAACATAGTCGCCTTTCTTGGCAGACTCGCGAAGTTTGTTATCTTCTGGATCTTTATTACCAGCTGCAATGACCTCAATCGTTTCAAAGAAGAAGTCTACTTTGTTTTTCTTATTGAGGATCTTATCGTAGTCTTCCTTCAAATCGGATGAAGTAACCACTACGATGTTCTTATACTTTTTGTTTAGTTCTTTTGCTGCCTCAACGATAGAACTAGCATCAGTGCATTTAATGTTCGTATTCGGGAACATTAGGTTCATGTACTGAACCTTCTTATCTGCTGGAAGTAATTCTTCTTTTAGGTCTTTTGAAGCGTAGATAACGTAGTCAGATTTTTGTTCTTCTGCTAGTTTCTTGACGACTTTGATGTGAAGTTCGTGCATAGCCGTTGGGGGTTGGAATTGCCCAAAAGCTAATACGACCTTGTTTGACGGTAGTTCTTTTAATAGTTGTCTGTAGTTCTTCATGTGACCCATCTATAAAATAAATTCAGCTTATTATTTAGTAATAATTAGTCTTTATGTCCCATAGATTTACGTAAGTCATGGTATAGAGCATCTTTATGCTCTGGCTTCATCTTGCTTGGTAGATTCTTATGGAACTCTTTCTTGTTTCCAGCTGCAGCATGCTCACGCATCTTTGTACCAGAGATACCAGAAGTACCTTCTGCATCTGGATCACGATCGCCAGAAGAATGTACTGTTATTGATTTAAACTTATAGTGACCATGAGCAGATTTGACTCCATTATATTTGTGGAGTAGATCATGGGTTGATTGCTGACGATCTGAACCAGCAATCACGTGTAGGTGTTGCACGCCAGCAGCATGTAACTTTGCAGCAGCATGTAAAGGTGTTTCTCCTTTGGCAGCTGCAGAAACATTAGTTCCTGGGAATGCATTTTTAGCATGTTCAACTTTCTTTTCTGGAGAAAGTGGATTCTTCTTGGCGTCATGCGAACCAGATAGAACTAGATGATGCTCAGCACCATGTTCTTTGGCTACGTCATGCATCTTTTTAACAACTTCTTCATGACCAGCTGTTGGAGGATTCATACGACCAAAGGCAAGCACTCCATGCTTTTCTTTGGTAGCTTCTTTTAAGAATTGAGTAAAGTTTAACATTAGCAGTTCCACTTTCTTAGGGCAAGTGCTTTACGACTTGGCTCGCCATTTGGTTTCTTCATTGAACCTTCCATTCCGCCCATTCGTGCACAGAAAGATTTTCTACGATTTGCTGCTTTACTTCCAGCTTTTAATTTAGATGGAGGAGTTGTCACTGGTGCTTGTAGGTTAGCACCTTTAGCGTTATATGCGTCACGACCCTTTTGCGTCAAACCACCAGTAGAACTTTTATGTCCTTTAGCATCAACTGCATATTCTAGTAATTGTTCATCACTGAACTCTTCAAACTTTTCCCAGATGTATTCCGAATCAAGATTGTGTAGTCGAGCCAACTCTTCAATCACTTCTTCAATCATGTCAAACTGTGCTTCAACGTCTTCATTCTGAGATGCTTTTAATGCTGCTGCAGTTGGAGCACCTTTGCTTCCTGGTTTGCGCATCTTCTCACCAGAACCAGCTTTGATTCTTTCTCGTTTAGCATGGATGTTATCCCACAATCCACGTTCTTCTTTCATGCACGAATCAGATTCGCATGGTTTAGTTCCTGGAACTCTTTTGTATCCAGTCCAGCATGTGCATCCAGTACGTTTGGCTTCATCTATTAATTCTTTAAATGTAAACATTATTTGTCTCCAAACTTTTTGGTCTTAAGTAAGTTAGCCTTGGCGAACTCGGCACGATTAACCAACTTGCTTGGTTCTTCTTTACCTTCATGCTTTGTATTAACAACGAAACCTTCTGGCTTAGACTTCTTACCAGCGATGTGATGGTCATAACCACCTTCATGAGTCTCAAGAGATTTAACCAAAGCATTCTTGGCTTGAGCCAAGTGGTGGTGTTGAGCCAATAGATTACCGTAGTGTGCTTTATTCTTTTCCACATGAGCAACTTGCGCAGCACCTTCAGCATGTTTGTCAGCTTTTGACTTTTCAGTCTTTACTTTCTCTGCTGCTTTAGCATGGTGATCTTTAAGATGTTGTTGGAAACCTTTTACATTGGGCACTTCGTCATGACGAACTGTCTTGTTAATGTAAGTTGCAAGATGACCACCATCGCCAGAATGTTTTGGGTGAACTGCATTATACATTGCATGTCCATGAGTGTCATGGATTTCTTTTGCAGCTGCCATGTGTTTATGAAAGTCAGCTTCATTCTTTTCAGAGTGAGTAACTTTACTTGTATCATGCTCAGCACCATGCATGTGAACATCAGGATGTTCTTTGAATGATTTAAGATCTGGGTGAGGACTTACCTTCATGGATCCAATATCATTACCATGATATTGCTGGTGAACAACTACACCAACCTTGGATCTTTTAATCTTATCTGCTTCTTTACCATGAGCAGTATAAGTAATTGTATTTGGTGTAAAGGAAACTTTACTTGCTTCAGTTAGAAAACCCTCAGTCAGATGATGGTCTTCTTTAGTATGCATCAAGTCACCTTGGTAAACACCTTTCTTTGGTGCAATCTTTGGTAGATGCTTCAATGCAGTTTTGAGTTTAGCAGCAAGACCTGGAGCATGACCATGGTTCTTATCAATGTCAGCTTCAGTATGATTGATCTTTGGGTTCTTGTTGAAAGCAGATTTAGTGGCAACAAAGAATTTACCATTCGTTGGATGATGACCAAAAACGATAGATGGAGCACCATCATACTTCATTGTCAAATTGCTTGACTTATGACCCGACTTCATGTGAGCATGGGCTTGCATTAGTGCAGCATGAGCATGCTCAAACCCAGCATGACCATGCATCAATGGACGATCTTCTGGATGAGTAATATGTTTAAGTTGCTTACTTTCTTCAGCT